CATGATGATATTCCTAAAAAAAAGAAAAAACTAGAAAAACTTAAAAATGATTTAATTGAACATGATAAAAATATTGATGCAACTTTTAATTATGTAAGTGTTAGGTCTAAATTAATTGATGAAATTAATAAATTAGAAGAAGAAATTAGTGAAATTGAAAATTATGAAGATGAAATAGATTATTATAGTAAAACTTATGATATATTATTTAATTATTATAATATAGTCGATGGTATTAATCAAAAAGAAATTGATGAAATTATGAAAGAATTTAATAAGGAATCTATAGATATTGTAGATTCTAATTCTGATAATATAATCATATCTAATACTCACATATTAAATAATGTAAATAATGTAAATAATGTAAATAATGTAAATAATGTAAATAATGTAAATAATGTAAATAATGTAAATCAAGAAAATGAAGAAATTCAAGAAAATGAAGAAATTCAAGAAATTCAAGAAATTCAAGAAATTCAAGAAATTCAAGAAAATGATGAAAATGATGAAAATAAAGAAAATAAAGAAAATAATGAAAATAATAAAAATAATAAAAATAAAGAAAATTTATGGAATCTAGATGGAGTTCAATTATTTAAAACAAATTCATCAAAATTAGATTTATTAAACCAAATGTCAAAAATGAAAAGAAAGGAGAAAAAAGTAACGAGAAAGAGAGTAAAAAATGTTGAATCATTAATCAAAGATAATAATAATATTTTTGATTATATAGAAGGGAAAAAAACAAATTCTCAAGAAACTGAACCAAAAAAAATTGTATACGACAGAGCAAGTTTGTATGAGGATTATAAAATAGTTTTGGAAGGATATCCAAGTAAAAAGAAAATATCAAAACCATGTGTAAACTGTAATATTGATAAAGTATTAATATATGCTGAAGGTATATATGCATGTATGAAATGCGGAGAAGTTGAAAATTGTATCGTAGAAAGTGAAATGACAAATTATAAAGATCCTATGATAGAAAAACCAACATTTCCATACAAAAGAAAAAATCATTTTTGTGAGTGGACTGGAATATTTAACTGCTCACTAGAGTGGATCTTAAAAAGATTTGCTAATATAATTTATTCAAATTATTATTATAATTATTATCATTATCAATAATAATTTGAATAAATTATGTGATATATCCAAATTGCGGGAACAGATTCTAATTTAATTACCACTTATTTATATAGAATAATAAATATAAATAAGGAACACGGATAATACCCGTACCCAATGGTAAAAATATTAAATTTAATAATCCAATCCGCAGCCAAGATTTCAAATGTAAATTTGGAATAAGGTTCAGAGACTAGATGGATGTAGGCTAACTTTAAAATTTAAATGTATTTTAAACTAGGCTTAAGGTATAGTCCGATAATTGGGTTAAGCCAATTCCAAGCCAAGGAATCAACCGAGATTCCTGAAGATATTATTGAAATAATTAAAGGTGAATTAAAAAAAAATCGTATGAAAACATTAGATTATTCACAAATTTCTCAAGTTAAAACAATTCTTAAAAAACTAAAATTAAATGATTATTATGAACATATTGCTTACATTATATCAAAAATAACTGGTAAAGCAGCACCCTCTATTAATAGAGAAACAGAAGAAAAACTTAAAAAAATGTTTGATAAAATTCAAGAACCATTTGAAAAATATTGTCCTAAAGATAGAATTAATTTTCTATCATATTCATATGTTTTACATAAATTTTTCCAATTACTTGAATTAGATGATTATGTAAAATGTTTTCCTCTTTTGAAATCCAGAACTAAATTACGTATTCAAGATGAAATATGGAAAAAAATTTGTGAAGATTGTCAATGGCAATTTTATCCAAGTGTTTGATAGTTTTTATATAAAACTATTATTTTCGAATAATATATATATATTATGTATATGTATATGTATATGTATAATAAATTAGGACTTTTAGAAAATTTTCAACAAAATCAAAATAAAAATCTAGTTCAAGAACAAAATCAAGATCCAAATAAGCCATTTGCTTATATTGATGGAACCTATGTTATATTAAATAGAAGTATTAAATTTTTACTTAATTTTTTATTAACTTTTATATTTTTACAAATTATTATTGGAAACTTTCCAGATTTGAATATAAATCAATTTATACTAGTGGTATGTACTGTTAGTTCTGTGTTACTTTATATTCTTGATTTGGCTTATCCGTCCTGTTATATATAAATATAATTGTAATATTTTCTAAATAAAACAATTTAAATACAATTATATAAATATAGTTATATACAGATGTCAAACTTGAAACCTGATGAAGATTATCTTGATGAAGATAAACCATTTAGACATATGGTAAAAAAACAAAATTTTTGTATTTTATCTATGTTAACTCCTAATTCATTCCCAGAATCAAAACGTGAAGAATTTAAGGAACAAAAAATTCTTGGAGTAAAGGTAAGAGGTGTATTTGAAACTTATGATGAAGCTAAGAAACAAGCAGAACTTTTACAAAAACAAGACAAGTTTCATAATATTTTTGTAGGTGAAGTAGGTAAATGGCTTCCATTCAATGTTGATATCGCCACAATGCAAACTGAAGAAGAACCTGTTTACAGAGAAAAATCACTCAATACTTATATGAAGGCTTATAAAGATTCTCTTAAAGAAGAGGAAGTTTCAGAAAAACAAAGAAAGGATGAACAACTCAAGGGTGCTAAAGTTGTTACTGGTAAAACTGACGCTCCAGCTTCAACAGGTATTGGTTCAACTGAACCATGTGCACCTGGTACTGTTCCAGAAACATTCGGAACTGGTGAAGATGATAGTGTAACAAAGGATGAAGCAGATGAACCTGCTGAACCTGCTGAACCTGATGAATCAACTACTAATTTAGGAAATGATGAAAATGTTGATGAACAAATTGCCAAAACTACAAGCAATAAGAATAAAATTGAAGAGGATTTAGAAAAATCTAAAAATAATTTGAAAGATCTTGAAGAAAAACTTTCAACTATTAATCAAATTTATGCTGATCTTAAAAAGTAAATATAATTAAATTAAATTAAATTAAATTAAATTAAATTAAATTAAATTAAATTAAATTAATATTTATAACTTGTAATTAAATAAAATTATTATAAAATAATTTTAGTTTTAATAATAAAAAAATAAAATGTTCACTTATATTAATTATAAGCAAATGGATATAGCAAAAGGATTAATAATATTGGTGTTAATACTTGGAATTATTTTATTAACAGTATTTTTTGTGTCTAAAGGAGAAATATCAAAAAAATGTGACCCAACTATTGTATACAAATACTTACCGAGAACACTTGAAGAAGAGCAAACTGAACCAATATATGTTACACAAATATTTAAAACCATGTTCACTCAACCATCTATATGGATTGATTCAACATATCAAGATACTATTAGACGAACTGAACAAATTAACAAGTATTTTATTACTCAATTATAAAAATATAATTATTTTACTGAATTTACTGAATTTACTGAATTTACTGAATTTACTGAATTTACTGAATTTACTGAATTTACTAAATTTATTTATCTGGAACACCAACTTTTTCAACTTTCATAGTGTTCGCATTAGTAGTTTTCTTTTTACACATATCCATAATATCAAATGTTCTTGATTTTTTTTTCCATTTAGGATCATAATTTTTATTATGATACTCTACAAATTGTTTACAACCAATCATACCAATTTGTTCATTTTCAGCTTTATACCAATAAATTTTTTCAAGAAAGCTTGCTCTAGCACCACGATTAACAATTACCATTGAACCAAAGTCATCAGTTAATACTTTAAAAACAGTTCTAAAAGAATCAAATGTAGGGAACATTCCTGCGTAGTGATCATATAATCTTTTTAAATTAGAATAAAAATCTTCAGCTAATAAGAAAATATAATCAAAGTTACATCTTAATTCAGGAGTAATACCTAAAGGAAACTGCATAGTTAATAAATACATCAATCTATAATGTCTGCCATTAAAAAGTAATTCCATAATAGGTTGATCTTTCATCCAAGAACCTTTTTTAGATAAACAATCATCCATAAGTATAAAACCTCTTGGATCAATTACTTTACCTTCTTTTTCTTTATCAAGTTGTTTTTCAATCATTTTATCTTGACGAAATAATAATTTTTCTATAATTTCACTACGATATTCATAATGTATATAACTATCAGGAATGAAAGCAGAATAAAAAGGAGGATTTGCCATTTTTTCAGTAGGTGCAATTATTATTCCAACTGGAATATCTTTAAAGTGTTTTAGGATAGAACGACATACCCAAGATTTACCTGATGCTCTTTTCGCAATCATTACTATAGCTGGATTTTCACACATGGAATTTAATTCGAATTCTTTTATAGAAAGACTTTTGTTCCCTCCAACTCTAACATCTTTAGTACTCATTTATTACTTAATATATTATATTAAAAAATATTTTGTTAGAAAAACAAATATTTTGTTAGAAAAACAAATATTTTGTTAGAAAAACAAATATTTTGTTAGAAAAATAAATAAATTTATTAGATACAAGTATTATCTTTTACAATTTAATTTTAAAATTTAATTCCATATTTTCCTATATTTTTTTGTGAAATAAAAATATTTGGATTATCATATCTATCTATATTATTTTTAACTCTGTTTAATTCTATAGCTGGATTTGAATATCC